GCGCCTACGGCAACGCCATCGTCGCGCCGGTCGCAGAGACGTTCGTGAGAGCGTTTATGGCTGCGGGCTAAGTGATCTACCGTGCGCCGTTGGTCACTTCGTCCCACTGCCGGATTGCGTCAACCCTGGCGCGGCATTGTTCGTAGAGGTCTGCGGCGTCGATGACCCAGGCGGCAATGTCGGAGTCCGTGCTGTCGCCGGAATCGGCGGCAGCGGTGGGAGCGGCTGAAGCAGTGCCGCCGGTGGGCGCGGGCATGGCTGCGACGAAAGCCGGGGATTGCTGGAGCACGCTCCGAGCGTCAGCAGACAAGCAAGGGCGGCCAGATGTTGCGGTCTTGAGTTCATCACGGATTCTCCGGTTGGTCGCGTCGAGCGCCTGAATGCGGGCGTCTCTTTGTGCGATGGCTTCGTCTGCGGCTTTCTGCGCGGCTTCGATGCGGCGATAAGCTTCCTCTGTGGCCGCCGCTTCGCGCTTGGCAATTTCGGCCTTGATTGAGGCAACTTCGGCGATGCGAGCGCGGTGTTCCCAGGAATAGCCAAGCGTTGCGCCAGTGGCCGCAGATACGATTGCCACCAGCACCCAAGGCCAGAAAGACGGAAGCGGTATCATGGCGCGTTCTCAAGAAATTCGGCCACGCGAGCCATCCACCCCTTCGCAAATGTTGCATTGGCCGGGCGCACGGTTATCACTTCGCCAAGGTAACGGATGCGCTCGGCAAGCATCTTGTGGTACAACAACTCATTATTGGCGTCTTGAATGGCTGCCATCGTAACCGGGCCCAAGATTCCGTCCACGGATAGACTACCAAGCGCCGTTTGCAAAAGCCGTACAGCCGTCTTTACCCCGCTTTGCACAGCGGTATCCACCACCAAGCCGCGCAACGGCTCAGGCAAAGCTGCAAGGCCGGGCTTGTCGATGTAGATCGACCGATAAATGCTTCGCGCCTCATCAATGGTCAGCGCCTCCACATCATTCGCCGTTACTGGACTGCCACGCCACTCTGCAAGAGTTGCCTGCGTGATGCCGAACTTTGTCGGGCCACCACGATCCGAAGGGTTGTCGACAAAGCCGCCTTCGCGCCGGATTATGTCGTCAATAACGTCGTCAACCGTCATTGCCTTTTTCCTCAAGCGGCTGAGTCGTGATCCAGCGCAATAAACTGATAACGCCATAAAGCACGACGCCAGCGATTGCGTAGTCATCCGCCGTTAGTTTGATCTGCATCAGTCTCTCGATCTGCGGAGTCGCGCCAACTAGCACGCCTAGCATTGCGCCAGCCCAGTGGGTTCGGCTGTACCAGAGGCCGCGCAGCTTACGTCCAAGTTCATTCCCCATAGCTTATCCTCTTTCTGCGCCTCGATCATTTACACCGCACGCAAACGGTTGGTCATCAAAATAACCCTGCACGGTGCGCCATGAACGTGGCTGCCGCGCTGCCCGCCGCCAACATCGCAGACTGAACCCATTCACTTGTCTTTGCCTGCATCGGCTCGGAAACTTCAAGTGTGCGCACGCGCTCATCAATCTTTTCTACAATGGTCATGACGCGCTCAATGGCTTGCGATGCGGCGGCTTGACGTTCCTCGACGATAGCAAGCCGGGTCACAGCCTCGCTCATGCGCTCAATGGCCGCGCGCATCGTATCTTGGTTTTCGCGGATGTGCTTGATGTCTCTTGAGAGCGCCGAGATCTGATCGTCGGTCATTTGTTATTCCTATAGGAAGATGGAAGCTGCGCACCGGATAGCTCTGATTGGTAACTAAGCCAGCAATGTTCTTTCTCGAACGGGCGGAATAGGGTATCAATCAATGGGCGAAGGATACGTCCAGCGATTTTCCCGTCGTGCTCCATCCTCCATGCTGCGGCGCTTATGGTCTCATCTGGCTCACCGTTGCCAAGAGTGGTGAGCACCCATAGAAACTGGTCAATAGCAATCAAGAGATTCAATAACCGTTTGCGAAAGTCCAAGATAGCTACTCCGATTGGCTTCTAGAAATGCTCGCGCGGCACAACACTATCAAGATAGTATAAACTTGAGTCCATGACAACAGATGAACTTACCAGAATTGCAGCGGGCTCTGCTGGCATTATCTTCTGGTCATGGTTGATTGAGAAGGCCCGCCGCTGTCTGGCCCGCCGCAGGGAGCAAGAAGGGCACACTTTTCTGTATTCCATTGGCAAGAAGTCCGGCGAATTCTGGTCGCTGTGTAGCAAGCAAGTTAAGCGCACGCTGCGCGGCTGGCGTGTATAGCGCCGATGCGCCGATCAAACTTACAGGGATCATCGGGTTATAAAACCCTGCGCCTAGACCAGCGCCGCCAAGCAACAGCCGGCCAGCCGTGCCCGAGTCCGGGTACTTATTCCCAAGCACCTGCTGTCCAGCATTGGCAAGGTCTTGCAGCAAGGCCGTACCGCGAGCCACCGCACGATTGCGCACGCTGTTGTCGGCTGACTGTACTCCCATGTTCAGTTGCGCAGGCGTGAAAATCCCCTCACTGTTCTTCGCTGCTTTCGCCGCCGCCTCAACCCGAACGAGATTTGCCCATCCTGCATCAGCTTGTTGCAGCATAGACGCCGCTTCAGGGTTTGTTCGCCGCATCTGCTGGTTGAGCAGGTTTTTCAGTTGGGACAGCGCGTCGCCAAGTTCTTGTTCGCTGGCTTGGCTAGACCGCCCATAGCGGGCGGCAAGAGTTCCCAAATCGCTGTCGATGGTCTTATAGGTCTGCCCAGTCAGGACACCTTGCGGAGACATGCGTGATAGCAACACATCATCCAGCGTTTTCTCGAACTTGTTCGCCATGTCCGGAGTCATACTCTTGGACATGCTCGAAAGTTGAGTCAAATCGTTCAGGAAGTTAGGATCGTTGAGCGGAACACCTTTAACTTGGCTCAACGCTTTGTCATAGTATTGGCTGATTGCGTCTCCGGCCTGCTTTACTCCAGCCTGACCAATGTCATCGACTTGCGCCCCGACCTGTGATGCCGCTCTGTTAATCGCGGCATTGTTGAACTGCTCAACAGAGCGTCGTCGGGCCGCTGTGATCGCGTCGCCGAAAATTGGCACGCTCTGGAGCTTTTCCTCGATGCGGTTAGCTGTGCCACCGAGCGATTGGCCGATCGTAGGATCAACGCCTTCCGCTCGCAAAGCCGCTAGATTCGGGTTTCGTGATGCTGCCGGGCTGATGATCGAAGAAAGGCCAGCGCCGATTGCTGGAACCGCACCACCGACAACTGCGCCGCTGATGACTTGCTTGAGCTTTTCGTCGCCGAAATCTCCTGAGCTAACCGGAGTCATTGCGCCGAACCCGGCTCCAGACAGTGCGCCAACGCCGATTTTCCCGGCCAATGTTGCCGCCTGCGGAATCTTGGAAGCTGCGGCAATGTTTGCAGGGCTGAGGATGTTGCCAGCCATGCGAGCCCAATCGATGCCGTCGCTACCTGCTGCTTTGCGAGCGGCTTGGTACTGCTGTTCCGCATCGCGCACCTGTTGGTCAACACCGCCCGTCGGAAGTCTCCCCACGATGCCAGTTTTGTCAGCCAGCCAGTTGTTGAGCTGGTTCCCGGCCTGAACGATATTGCCAGGCAGCACATTCGTTAGAAGCTGCGCCCCGGCATCAATGGGGTCGCGCATGCCTTTGAGAACGCGGTCGGCCAATGTCAACGGCTGCGAGGATTGCTGTTGCTGCGCCGCCTGCTGTGTCTGCACTTGTGCAGGTTTTGCATTGACAGCGTGCCCGCTGCTTGCAGCGTTTCCGAAGATATCTGAGTCGTCGTTTACCTGCTGGCCGCTTGCCCTCTGCGCAGCCAACCCGCTCGGAGCGCCGAAAATGTCCGAATCATCCGGCGCGGGCTCCCCTGCATACTGCTGCGTGTCAGGGTTGCCCTGGGTGATTTTCCCGACATACCGCTGCGTCTCCGGGTATGGCGGCACACCACCATACTTGCGCACTGCGCCGGGGCCAGCGTTATAGGCCGCAAGCGCAAGCTCTGGCGTCCCGAAGCTCTTGAGTTGCTGCGCTAGATACCGGACACCGCCGCGAATGTTGTCTAGCGGGTCATTCGGGTTAACCCCAAGGTCTTTAGCCGTCGCAGGCATAAGCTGCATGGGGCCGATTGCGCCTTTCGATGAAACTGCATACGGGTTCCCGCCCGATTCTGTCTGCATGACGCGCATGACCAGGTTCGGGTCTACGCCGTTTCGCTGCGCTTCCTGGATGGCAAAATCGAATAGGTTCATGATGCGTCATTGCTCCGGTTGTACAAACAACGGGTTGCGCGCCGACCAGTCTTGCAAGTTGTCGAAGAAGCTCTTGCCAGTTGCAGGGTTGACGGCATCAAGCCTTCCGTATCGCTGCGCCCATTTCCTGGCCATTGCGGCAGTATCTGCCTGGCGCTGAAGCAGTCTGACTTGCATATCGACCATCTGTCTCCGACCTTGATCGGATTGCTGCAAGTTCGGAACGGAATTCAACAAGAATTGACGATCAGCATCCGACAAGGAGCCTGGCATACCTTCACCGCCCGCAGGGTTGCGCAGGGATAGGGCGAGCTCGTTTGTAAGTGCCTGTGCCGCTTCCTTGTTCGGTAGATTTGGATCAATTTTAATACCGGCTGATGCGGCGAACTTCGCAATATCCATCCCCATCGGAGTGAGTTTATTGCCATTGAAGTTATCGAGCAGCGAACCAAGTTGTTGATACTTTGCAATCTTATTCGGGGCTGTAAATCCGGCATCCTGAATCTTCTTGTATTGATCTGCCGCAGCCTTGGCCGCCTCGTCTTGATAGGTCTTGTCGCCGGGGCTTTGAGACACACCAAGAGCCGGCTGGTTCGGCGAGAATGGGGCAGAGCCTCGTGGCTGCAGAGCTTGGCCGCCTAGAATGGATGCGGCTTGATCGCGCGGCATCATGCGCGTGCTGCCATCGGCCATCGGCACCTGTACGAGGTCAAGACGCGCCTTTGCGCCCTCCGTCGCCTGCGTCTCAGCGCCCTTATACGCGGCGTTGAAGTCAATAGCCCCAGGAACCCCGACAATGCGCCCATCCGTGGTCATTGTCGCGCCTTCTGGAACCTTGGGCATGTAGACCGTCTGCCCGGTCATGGGGTTCACATAGTATGCCCCTGCATCCCTCTTGATGCCATCATTTGCATACTTCGAAATGTCGAACAGCTCTTTAGCACCAGGTGCGCCTAAAACGCTCAACGCGGCGATTTGGTTCAGCGAGAACGGGAAAGCGCCGGGCTTGGGCTGCATCCCGATTGGTGCCTGTTGACCAAGCGGCTGAATGCCATTGGTGGAGCCAGGTTGCGGTTGCAAAGCCGGATTGCCGCTATCGGTTTTCGGTTGAGCGGAGAAAATATCGGTGCTTGGAGCACGAAGGCTAATACCGCCGTCGACACTCGGAACTTGCAACCCAGGCGGCATACCGATGCGCAAGCCAGTGCCTTGCGATTGGTCGGGTTGTTGTCCGCCAACCTGCGGCAATCCTTGCGATGATTGATTTGTGGGCAATCCGACACCAAGCACGCCTGCGATCAAATCTTGTAATGCTTGCTGCCGTTTTGTCTGCAAGAGTGCCTGATCTGTCTGCGCCTTGAGCAAATCGCCTTTCTGCTTTTCGAGCGCCATTTGCTGGCCGGACTGATAGCCCTGAAGCCCAGACATAATGCCAGTGCCTAAAGCCTGTCCAAGGGATACAGGCACCCGAGACGGGCCGGACGCAGACAGCAAGCCTGAAGCCGCAGAAAGAAGGCCAATCGTGCTCGGGTCATTGAAAGATTCGAGAATTCCCATAGTGTCACCTCAAGCAAGAAACGCCATTGCATCTATCAGGTCAGTTGCACCTAAAGGTAGTGCGGCGCTCGTTGCAGCGGCACCTGCTGCACCCGCTCCACCTAAAAGGCCGGCCTTACCCAATCCGTTATAAAGTCCCAATCCACCAAGTCCTAGACCAATGGCATTGCCTAATGGGTTTGTGAAATACGGCTGCGATGCTGTTGCAGTGCCACCCAGTCTAGCGCCGTTTTGCACGATGGACGAGTAATTGTTGAGATTGTTCCAGTTGTATTGATCGGCAGCATTGAGAAGACCTAGACGCTGCTGGTAATTCTGATCTTGTAGAGCGTTACCCATGCCAAGTACATTTAGGCCAGCTGTCCGGTTGGCTAGTTGCTGCTGCGCAAGTTGCATCGCCTGCTGGTTATTCTGCAAACCTAGAGTGGCATTAAACGTCTGCGCTGCCAGTTGGTTTGACGCGTTGCTGGTTTGCGCCGACAAATCGCGGTTGGCATTAGACTGCGAGTTATTGATTCCAAGGCCGGCCATGTTGTTTGCCGTGCCATACATATTTTGTTGCGCTTGTTGATAGGCTTGGTTGTACATATTGTTCGCAACATCACCCATCGAATAAAGCAAGCCACGACTTGCCAAGCCTTCTGCAATCCCTTGGCGTGATCCGCCGTATTGACCCGAAGCAATAGCATTGCCGCGAATACCAGGAAGGACTTGTTCATTGAACCCCTCTCCCAACCGGCGAAATGCGGACTGAACAACTGGGTCTATGGTAGAAGTATCAGCCCTGCCGGTAAGCATCTGCTGAATCGCGCCCGTAGGATTCGCTTCACCAAGGGAAGCGAACGCCTTGGTCGGGTCAACCGTCTGCGCGACAATTTTGTCGGCTCCGGCAATGTTCCCAACGCGGTTAATCCTTGGATCGAACTTACCATTAATCGCGGCATTGCCAACGCCATAAGCTCGATTGGCCTGATCTGCCCTTCCTGCAAGGTTTTTGCTTTGCTCGTCAACGACAGCCTGCATTTCAGGCGTCCATCCGCCGCTTTGGTATAGGCGCTGCGCTTCTGCAAAAATTCCTGGCGAACCGACGGTTTCATAATCAGACTCAGGGTTGCTTAGGACGCTTTTTGTCTCCCCCGTGCCGGGGCTTCCCACGTTTGCCCACCACGGGCCACCGCCTCCGGTCGGATTCCCGACTTGCTCCGTCTTATAGATCGGAGTGACGCCTTGCTTCAATCGCGTGGTTTGCGACCCGAGCAAATAGGGCTGCACGCCTTCCCAGGGTTCAGACTTTTGCGTGGCCGTGGTAGTGCTAGCACCTTTAGACATGATTGATCTCCTTTGCGTATGTCACAACGACATCACGCCATCCAAGTTCGCTCAAGGTCGGCTTCCACCCTTTGCGCCCATGTGCCTCGATTGCCTTGCAGCCGTGCGCTACAGCATAGCGCGTCAGGGTGTCATCAAGGGCATAAACCCAATGCGGCATATCATTGCCTGCCACGATGATCGCCGTCAAGATTTTTGCTTGCGGCCATTGCCGAATTTCTGTCACGCAAACGGCTTTTAGCTCATCATTCTCATGCACCACCCAAAGCTGCATGTCGCGCTGCTTGATGGCGCTCAAAATATCTTCGAGCGAATAGCACTCACCACCATGTTCCAGCGCATCTGCCACCCAGCGCGACACCCTCGGCCACCAATCGCTAGCTTCACTTGAGAGAATACCGCGCACCGTTATTTGCATTTCGTGGCTCATCCGAGAATATGCCATGCTCCATTGTAATAGGCATAGACGCCAGCGCCACTACCAGGATTCCATCCAACGCCGTCCGCCAGTCGAATATCGCCTTCCCTTGGCTTCGCTGGCGCGGTTGTCGTTTTGTCTAGATGGCCCGCCGCGAGTAACGAGATTGCCGCTGCAACCTTGCGTAGTTCTTCCTCGATGTATCGCCGAAACTGCTCCGCATCATCTGGTGCGTTGGCCGGGGCATAAAAGACGCTAGACGCGCTCGGAGTCCTCACCACATACCCCCGTTTTCGACATCTAGGTCATAGCTGTCGAGCCGCCACTGGTAAGCCGTTCCCGTCTCAAAACGTAGCGCAATGTAACGGCCTGAAACAAGGCAGTCGTTGGCAATGGTGTCGCCGATGACATGCTCCATGACTGGCCCCCATGTGGGATCGGCATATGGATCATCATTCGACCAGCCGACGCGCAGTTTTACCTTTTCCCCAGTATTGCCTACGATTCGAGGGCGGATTCCGCGTACTAGTTTGATTGCTTCAGGTGCGCCGAAAGATAGCCCGCGCCGCTCGATGTATGCCTGCGGGATCACGCCATCGAAACTCGCGGACGAATCCATCATGTAGAGCTTGGTGTTGGCGCTTGCCATGATGGTGCGGGCCGTGCTCGGCACAAAGTCCGGGCCGTTCCACAGCGTCAAATCCGAATCCCACGGCGCTGAATCCTGTGCCCAATTACCGATTAGGCCGTTGTCCACTGGCCCTGGTGCGGCGTGGTTGAGGTTCGGAATCTCTCGGAAGCTGACCGTCCGGTCTTTATAGTTCCACACCATCGCCATATTGCACGACGATGAACCGATGGACGGGTAACAGACAAACACCTCATTGAAAAACGGGTTCTTGAATACGAAGCACTTGTCAGGATTGTCAACGTCGATATTCTGGAACAGATACCGGCGTGTTTGCTTGTCAAGGACGGATTGCGCGCTCTGCCCATCATGGACGATCACATCGGAGCCGGTCATCACAACATGGAAGCCATCAACCTCCACTACGCAGTTCGGATTCAACGCCCCGCTTGTGCCTAGCACTTTTGAGAACTGGAACACATACGGGCCGCCGATGTAGTCCATGCGCCAGCAGGAAGCCTGCTTGTAGATCATGAACGAATTGCGAAGCTGTAATCCGTCTACGATTGGGTCATAACCCTCTGCTAGATCGACCTCGCCAGCATCCTTTGTCGCATCCGTCTGATCCCATGTGACAGGTAACGCCCCAGGGTCTGCGGGGTGCGACCACTTGACCATAAACGGGTAATTCTGGCCCGACTTGGTGACGTTAAGCGCCACCAAGAAATTCTTGAACGACCGCAGCGCCTTGCAATAGGTGTTTGCGGGCCAGTTTGGAAGCTCGGCAAACTTGTTCGCCGTATTCAGGCTCCAATACATCGGCCCATTGCTGGTGTCGCCGCTGTTTAGGATCGGGGTGCCAGACAAAAGCGTGCCCGTCCATTGGTTTATAACCCCGTTCCGCGGGGCAAGTGGCGTGATGTCAGTATGAACCGCCACGCCGCCCGTGATGGTCACACAAAACACCTTGGATGCCGTTGCATAGACCCAGTACCGATTCCCTCCCACATTGCACGGCATTACATACTGCGGGGCAAACGATGGAGAGTTGTAGACCTCACCATGCCCATAGAACTGGTAAGCGTAGCCATCTAGGAACCGGATGTTTTTCGCATCCGTCCATGCATTGTTTGGCAGTTCGTGCTGGCTTAGGTCTTTGATGACACCGACAGCACCAACTGCGGGCACGCGAACCAGTGGCATTACTGCGGCTTTCCTTCAAGAATCTGCGCCTTGCGATCTTCTGTCAGGATGCCTTTATCCACCAAATAGCCAAGCGCATCCTGCGTCGATTTCAGGTTCATGTCCACATGCGTCAGGCGCGGATCGTCGATGATGGTCATGAAATCGTCGATTACCGGGTCGCCCGCTCGCTCCGATTTGATCGCAACCCGTTCTTGCGGAGTGAACAACAGCTTGAACTCAACCGGAGAAACAATTGGACGCTGGACAGGCTGGCTGATAGGCTCAGTCGCTGGCTCGGGCGCGGGGCGTTTTACCAATGCACCGCCTACCCATCCATCGCCATTTTCCGCCTCGTCAGGAACATCGGTGCTGTAAAGCACAGCAATCTCAGGATGGTAGAGCTCATTTGGGTCTCCGGCACAAATGTCACGAATGACTCCGTTTTCGATCCACGCTTTTTTCATGATCAATAGCCCTCCGTCCATGCGAGAAGAACCATACCGTTGCCGCCTGGGCCGCTCGGGCCGCTGCTGCTGCTGTTCCCGCCGATACCACCGCCGCCGCCGCCAATCCCTCCACTTCCGCCGCTGCCGCTGTTGCCGCTTCCACCTCCGCCGCCGCCGCCAATCCCCCCACTTCCGCCGCTGCCGTAACTACCACCGCCACCACCGCCACCACCACCGTTACCACCATAACCATTACCATTGATGCCACCGCCACCACCGCCGCCGCCAATCCCCCCACTTCCTCCACTTCCTCCACTACCACTGCCGCCTCCGCCGCCAGAACCATTAAATATACCTGGAGCAACAAAAGCTAACAGGTAATTAAAGTCAGCGGATGCCGCGCTAGTGCTTGACCCATTCCCTCCAGCGCCGCTGTTATTTCCTGCTCCTACAGCATTAAGCGTTCCAACCCCGCCATTTGTCCCTTGGGCTGTGCTTGCAGTTGCATTTCCAGTTACTCCAGCACCAGCACTGCCACCGCCACCAGTACCTACGTAGCCATTCCCGCCGCTGCTACCCCCATCCCGGTCTCCTCCCTTATATAGGCCGCCGCCTCCAGTTCCGAACGTTGAAAGTACTCCGGTAGCTGTGTTTGGGATACTACCTCCCTTCCCACCAAAACCTCCGCCGCCTGTGCCAAAGGAGTTATGCGCGGCATTCCCGTCCATCGTGCCGCCTTGACCTCCTGGGCCAAGGATTGAACCAGCGCCGCCGCCGCCGAATCCGCTATTGTTCGACGTGTTCGCTACTGTCTTGCTCCCACCCGCCCCACCTGATGCTGTAAAAGCGCCACGCAGACTCGGTGAAGCAGAACCTGTTCCACCGGAGCCACCGGTTGCCGCGGCAGATGTGTTGGTTGCTTGCGTAAGACCTGCTCCCCCTCCAGTCACAGTCAGCAAGTTCCCAACGGATGATGTTCCCCCTGCAATCCCGTTTGATGCACCTGTCACCGCTGCACCACCAGCGCCGACCGTGATTGTCGGCAGCGTCTGCCCGGGAACCGCGTCAATGATGCCCATAGCGAACCCGCCACCACCGCCGCCGGTTCCGCTACCGCCGGCATTGTTACAGCCGCCAGAACCGCCTGCGCCGACGACGACTGCAAGAACTTGATAGACGTTCTGCGGCACTACAAAATCGTTGTATGTGCCCGGAATAAGATACGCCTTGACGTTCTTCCAATACGGCGGCGCAACACGCGTTGGCGCGTTCGGAGGAAGCGGGTATCCGTAGTTGCCTTTGTTCATTAGAAGTCACCTCCGTTGACAACAGTGACGCGGAAGGTTTCAGCGTTATTCGTCGCAACTTTCAATGTGGAGCTAGCATCAAGCGCTAACCCGTTATCAAATATAACATCGGCAGACCATGCAGGCACCGATGACGATGGAGTAATGGGAAGAACTGGAATCTCTCGGATCAGAGAAGAGTTAACGAAGAACCGAATCATGCCTGCCGTTGTAGTACCCGTGGCCGTGATGTTCACACGGTCAACTCGTGAGCCACTTGCCCCTGCGGTAACCAGCGTAACAAGCGTTCCAGTGCCGTCACGGTTTGCATTTGCCGTAGAGATGGTAACTGACGGCGATTTCGGTGTGCCGACGTATTGCGGATTAGCTGCCATATCAGATCACTCCTTGAGACATGAGTAGGAATCCTGGTGTTCCAACGCCCCAGTAAGCCACTCCATTTTGTGATGTTAGAACATATAGTGTGCCGTCATTTATTTGAGCTGGCAACACGGCCTGGAAAGCCAACTGCACCACAAATGCAGTTGTTGCGATTTTTGTGCTGTTGTCGTTAAGCGATGGAGTAGGGGAAGTTGGCGTTCCCGTGAATGACGGAGAGTCAATCGGAGCTTTCGTGGCATCTACAGACTCCCTAATTGACGCCTCTGACGCATCAGCCGCCGCCCTGAGTGCCGCCTCCGCCGCCGTGCTCGCGTCAACATACGCTGTGTTTGCCGCATTGGTTGAATTGTCGCCCTGGGCTTGCGTTGCAACGGCTACCGCTGCGGCCATGAAATCATGCGCCCCACTATAGGTATCGCCGTTGCGATTCGCGCGGTCATTCCCACTAACTAGGTAGAAGTTTGTGCCGTCGTAGTATGCTGCAACGATGCCGCCGCTCTCAATGTCGCCAGACTTTAGCGCAGTTGCATCGACCGCAAGTAACGGTTTGGCCGTTAGGCCGTTGATCTTCAGCGTTGCTGTGCCTGTATTAGCGTGCGCCGCCTTGAACAGCACCAGCATGGATGCCGTATAGGCCGCAGGGGCGGGGCTGATAGTGACTACGTAATCGCTAGCCGTTGCGCCCTGCGCTTCGCTCCCGGTCACTACTACCATGCCGGGGAATCCCGCGAAGCTGTTTTGCAGCACAGACTTAATCATCCGCAGATGATCGTCTCCCTGGCTCTTTGGGTCTGTTGATGTCGGGTTTGTCGCGTCAAGATTCGCGACGTAGGTTGCAGTCTCAAGCGGCATACTCAGTCCCCGCTGTAGAAGTTGAACGATCCGCTGCGCAGGCCGAGATCGGTTCGGAGCGTTGCGCCGCCTACATAATCGACGCTACGGGCATTCGTGAGCGCGGCTTGGTACTTTTGTTCAGCCCCCTGCGCCAGCGCAACATCCCTAATGAACATCGCCGCCTCATGGCAAGCCCCCCACAGATACAGCGCGGGGAAACGCTTCAGAATCACGTTCGTCGGATTGCTGTCCGAGAGCGGGTCGATGGTGTTCTGATAGAAATAGTCTACGGTGTATGCGCCGTTTGGTGTTGGGTGCAGCACCAGATATGCGCCATCGAAGGCGATGAAATTCGGAAGGCTTGTGTATTGCTCGAACGCGTATTTTTGAGCAAGAACCCGAGCCGTGACGATTTGCATCGGTGTAGATGCCGGCTCTTTTCTCCGCGCATACTCGACCTTAATTAGTCCAGCCGGTGCTGCATATGTCCGCTGTCCAGCCGCTGTAACAATCTTCGCCTCAGACCGCAGCAAGGCGATGTCGCTAATGTCCTGACTCAGACGCGATTCAGTGAGCGAGATGAAGTCAGGGATGCGCGCGCTCAAATCAGAGCGGTGCATCCAGTCGGCAATCGCATCCTTCAGTTCTGAGTACGTAGAGATCATTTGCTGCCGCCTCTGGTTGCCCGTTTTTTCGCTCTGCCATTATCGTCCATCTTTGGCTCGTTTAGCGAAATGTAGCCGCTTCCAACGTATGTTTTTTCTTCCTCGGTGTCGTAAATGATTACGAAATCCGAGTAGTCATCCCACATCTTCTGCCTGAACAGCACTTTTGGGTACTCTTGCATTTGCACCATAGTTGGGAAACCCGGCCCACATTAGGGGCCGGGTATCACCTCATCAGTTAGACAAGATTCGGCAGGCAAGCTGCGGCCGGATCGTCTTGTAGCCGTACAGAACATCAATGCGACACGGCAGGGCGTCATTGTTGATGTCGTAGGCGCGGACGATCCGCATGCTGATGCCGTCGTAGACCTCACGAGCCGAGAAGTCGACGCCCTTGGGCATGATCAGGTCGGCAGTTGCGAAAGCGAATGCGTCCTGGTGGAACACAACCGAAGGCTTGTAGACTGCGCTTGCGCCGCCGATCTTGCTCACTGCCGCGCTGTTCGGGATGCCCGATGCCGTGACGTTTTGCATACCGCCTGACGTGTAGACAGCCGGCGAGATCGAGATCACACCAGCACCGCCCGCATAGTCTGCCGTAACGACGAACTGTTGCAGCACGCCAGTATCGGCCTTGGTTTCAGGATGCACCCGGTTGCAGCCCGCAAAGGTGATGATGTCGCCCTTCTTGAACGTGGTGGTGCCACTAGCAAGCGTGACGGTCGAGGAGCCGTTGGCCGTCACCGCTCCGTTCACGGTGTAGCCCGTGGAAGCCGCCGATGTGCCAGTCGTTTGAGTCGGAATCAGGGTGTTTTCATAGAAGTCAAACCCTGCCGACCGGCCCATCTTGCCCTCGCGGTATTGCTTGGCAACCTCGTTGCCGTCTTGGAACAGCCCTTTTAGGGTATCCACAAGGTCAACGTTGTCCTGCGTGTTAAGCAGGGCCGCCCGATTGTTGTCCATCGGGGCCAGGTTGTCGTTGAGCACCTTGCGGCCCGTCAGAATCTGACGCAAAGCAATTGCAGAGCCGATATTGTTGACGTTGTTGTAAACGTCAAGGAACATCGACATCGCATCAGACTCGATATTGGCCGCCAATACAGCCATTGCAGGCTCAAGAATGCGCTGGCTGAAGTCGTCAAGGCTCAACGTCAATTCCGCAGAACTGAAGTTGACATCAACGCCTTTTTGCGTACCGACAGTCAACGGCACTTGGTTTTCCGTCGTGTCTTGCGCCGAGAGCGTTTTGCCTGTGCGAACCGTGTACTGGTTCGGCAGGCGGATTTTCATCGTATCGCCGATCTTTGCGCCAGTTTTGGCGAAAGAGTCGTCATACTGACGATTGATGTTCCCAACGAAGTTGAGTTTTTGATGAAGCACGCGCAAGGCTTCGCGCGTGATCATCTGCGGAGTGAGAATTGTATTAGCCATGATTGATTACCGTCCTTTCGATTTCCGAAGTTGTTCGCTTCGCGCCTTCATCCAATCACTTATTGGCATCGAGTTCATATCACGGCGGGCAGGTGCATTGGTGCCACCGACCTTTGTGACAGGCTTCGCTGCCTGATTAGATTGTGCGCTTCCCTGTTGCTTTTTCAGCAACTGTGCGCCGACCATCGCGGTATGCAAGACCTTGACAAGGCGTGGGTCTACGACCTGTGCCAGTTCCTGCGGCTGGAATCCGTATTCCTTGACCGCGAACTCGTTGATCTGCTTCGCTACGTCCGGCCCCCAATTGGGGATTTCGCGCTTCAGAACCGCATGGCCTTCTTCGATCCGCTTGACAATTTCTTGCTGCGTCTCGAAAGCTCTCTGCTGCTCCATTTGTTGCACTCTCGTTGCAACCTGCTGCCGCGCGTCTTTAAGCTGGGTGTATTGCATCCACAGCTTTTGCGCTTGCACTGGGTCGGTATCGGACAGTTGCTGCCAGTTGATCTGATCGAACTGCTGCAATTGCTGATCCAATGCCGTCACCGTTGCCAGCGCCTGCACTTGTTCCGCGTTCGCTTGCTGGAACCGCGATTTTTCAGCTTCCGCTGTCCGGCGTAGTTCCGCAAGCTCCTGCGTCTTGCGCGTGTAGTCCGCCTGCATCATCAAAGCGCCTTTCAGCGCCTTTGGCACGCGGTACTTTTTGCCGTCTACATCAACCTCTTCCTCTTCCTCATCCGATGGATTGGCTTGGCCGTCTTGCGGCTTCCCATCCTCTGCTGATTCGTCGGTAGCGGTCTGATTTTCGTCGGCTTGTGCGACTTCCTCCGGCAATTCGTCGGATTCCGGCTGATTGGTCGCGTTTTCTTCACTCATTGATCACTCCTAGCGGTTGGTGACATAAAAATTCCGCCCTCTGGCTGCTCGGGCTGAATCTGCTGCGCGACAGGCAAAATGTCAGGAGACGATAGCACCTGCTGCACCGTCTGCAAGACAAGAGCCTGCACTTCTTGTGGATTCATACCTGTTTGAACAGCCTTTAGGCGTTGCGTTTCGGCATTGTATGCGTCGATCTCGATTTTGCGCAACTCAAGTGCTGTTTTCTCTTTTGCTTCCTGAAGCTGCTGTTGCAACTCTTGCGCCTGTTGCTGTAACTGCTGGATTTGTTGGCCGGCCTGCTGTTGCAGTTGTTGCATCTGTTGCTGCGCCTGCTGTTGCGCCTGATCCTGCCCCTGCCCTTGAATTTGAGCCGGCAGCATTGCCTTGAATCGGGCCGCGATTTCTTCCGCATCCGGCCAATCGAGGCTCTTAACCAGCAAATCGCCAATCAACGGGGCCGCTGGCGGATAGGCTCGCAGCAACTCCGACATCTGCGCCGCGATTTCCTCTCGCCGGGTAGCGAATGACGGCCCGGCCTCCACAACAACGTCATAGCGCCCGACCGAAAGGTCATAGATACGCGAGACGGCCTGCTGAGTCTCGGTCAGTTCTTCCTGTGGTGATTCTGCGCCCACCGTGAGTGGCTGATTGACCGGCACTTTTCCAACGCTGCCATCCTCTCCAAGCACTCGCAAGATACGCGGCCCGGAATACACATGCGGGATCAGATCGACCACCACGCGGCCCAGGTGCCGGATTGCGCGGGTCATGTTGTCGAGGAAATGGAAATTGGTCAGGCTACTCTGCATCTTCCTGGCATTGATTGCAATGCCAGAAGTTTCATTGCTGCGCTGGCCTAGCGATGGGTCGAAGATGCCCATGATGGATTTCATGTCGTCGCTTGCAGCCAATGCCTCGCTCATCGCGCCCGCAGATGCCCCGGTATCGAGCGGCTGACGCTGCGGCGGCGTCGGGCCGTCATACTCGACGTATGGGTGAGACGTGGTGTTAATGGTCGCCCATTTGGCTCCATCCGTCGCGAAAGCTCCACGCGGGCCAATGAATGGCACACGCGGGGCAAGCGCCACCAGTTCCGTGCTCGTAGTGCGCCAGTAGTTGAGCATCCGCTGCGCGTCTTTGGAATCTCTAATCAGACTACGCCAATAGCGTTTCCCCTCGACGTTAATATCATCTCCATAGACCGGGACGATAGGGATATAGATTCCAGGCCAATCGTTCTCTTCGAGGACTTCAGCGCCCGTAATAACGCGCTGTTTGACCTTCCAGGATTTTGTCTCACGCTCGCCGCGAACCGTAAGGCCGAGCAGGTCGAAATAGTCTTTGGCCTTGTTATATTGCTCGGCATCGAGAATAGAGCCATCCGAAAGCTGAACGATTTTCCGGGCAACTTCCTCGCGTGTCCACCATTCAGCGATCTGAATTGCCTCGCCGTCAGCCCACGGCGCAGGCAGGCTGCCATATCCTGCGCCTTCCCAATCGACTTCCTCCGCGCCTTTGTATTTTTGACGAAAGGCGTCTTTTGTCATGCGGTCAACGATGAACGCCGTATTCCAGTCGCTCGAATCAGCCGCCTCGCTCATCGGGTCGCCATATACCGAGAATGGATTAGGCACTCGAAGGATTCGCACGTCCATGTCGAACGTGTCATCATGCGCATAGTCAATATCAACGCGCAGATAACCGATACCGCAGGAAACAGCGTATTCGACCGCAGTGTCATAGGCAACGTCAGCGTTGCTGATGTATTCGATATTGCGAAGCAGCCCGTTGATTACCTCGGCAGTCTCAGGGTCGGCTTTGTCATCGACGGGCTTGACCTTAATCGACGGCTTGTTTTGCCGCGCATCATTAACGACCTGCCGGATAAATGACGGCAGCCGGTTAATGGTCAGGCAGGGGCGGCCTTCAATCTCGCGCTGTTTGCGCACCGATTCCGGCCATTGTTCGGAAAGGCGAGCGAATCGCAGATCATCGAGAGCCTCCGCGCGGTTCTCTGATTCAGCCTGTACGGCTTCGTCAAACGCCTCTCGCGCGTCTCTTAGCACGTCATCATCTTTTGCCATATCATCCCATCCATCCACCGGACATTGCGGCGTTTTGTTGCGTCTTGGGCCGCGCCACCTCGAATAGCTGCTCTGCGCATATTGCCATCAGGCCAAATGCGTCAGATGCGTGACTTGACCAATCATGCTCAGGCCCAAGGCCAATACCCCGCGCTTCGTCGCGTTTTTCGTGATACCAGCCTAACGCCTCTAGCCCTGCTGCGGTAGTGTATTCGTTAAACCAGCACGCGGGCAACCAACGCCGCACAGCCTCAATGCGCTGACGCGCAGCGCCTTTGCCCTGATTCGGAACGACCGAAACAAAATAACCGGCTTGCCTCAACGCCGATTCATAGCTGACGGCATAAACCTTGTCATTCTGCGCCCCGTCATGTGGTAGCCAGACCTGCGCCCGCTCTGGTGTGTATCCACGGCTGCGCATCCAATCCAGATGCACGGCGAGCGGCTGTCCAACGGCCTCGTAGTAATCGAGCACGCGAATTTCTTTCCCGATGATCTGGACAGCCCAAATCGCGCAGGCATCCGCTCTCGCTCCTGTCCCACCAATGTCCCAAAAGAGCCGAATAGTCATGAGCGGATCAGCGGACACCCTGCCGATTCGCCTATCCGCACGGGCTTCGGCCAAGCCCTTAGCGAAATAGGCTCCGGTGGAGACTGACGCATAGTCTCCTTCCCAGATATGCGCATACTGGTCTGGGTCGGTTCGCAAGCAATCTTGCCGCTCCTGTTCCAACACCTTGGGGAAATACGGGTTATCCGCCCAGTTAGCCCGAACCACGACGGAATCACTCGGCGGATTCGGGCCGCGCAGCATTGCGTCAACTGGGTCGGTTTTCCGGCGCGGGTTCCAGGAAAACCAGAGTTCAGAGCCATCCGCCCGGATTGTCGGCCCCAGTAGCTGTAGCGACCGCTTAGATAGCGTCTGCGCTTCTTCTACCCATGCTCGACTGAAGCCCTCCATTGACTTCACAGATTCAGCGGTGTGATCTTGCATCCCCTGAAAGACGATCACGCCATCGCCTGGTGTCTGGATCACGTCCGCGAATACCTTAAACCCGTCGCGCTCGCCTAGGCCGTATTTCTGCAATGCGTCCTCAATGAGCCGCTTACTCGATTCCTTGAGCGACTTTTGAACTTCGCGGATACAGACCGCACGCATGCCAGCGCCGCCATTGGCGCCTGGGAAAAGCAAACATTCTTCGACTAACAGCGTTGCGAAGAACCAGGATTTTCCTGACCCGCGCCCGCCGTATGCGCCTTTATACCGCGCAGGCTGCAAGAGCGGCTCAAAGACGCGGGGAGTCTCAAAGACTACCGCCGCCATCTGGCTCCTTCTTCGGGTCTACGATCCGGCGCACAACTTCTTGCACCACAGGCCCTCCATTCGCGCCTGTTAGCTCCATCGCGGTGCGGTCGCCGTATTTCTCAGGGCACCACTTCGCCAATAGCTGAAGACGCGTCCAGATTTGCAGCTTCCGATGCCCAAGCATATCGGCACGCTTGACCTTTACCCGATCTCCGTCTTCTTCGATTTCCTCGCCCATTACCGGGTTGTTCGCAATCTCGAAGGCTTCTTCAGCAATGGCATCAAATCCGAGCTTTCTGGATTGCGCGAAGCGTGCAGCAAAGTCCTTATTTACCTCAAGCCATGCATATACCGTCCTCCATGACGGCATATGCTCATCCCGGCAAATAGCGCGCAGCGTTTCGCCCTCTGCGACTCTCTCGCAGATTTCGTCGGCTATCTCTTGTGCGTAGGTCGATTTTCTGCCCATGCGCAGATAATATACTATTGTGCGCATGGGTGCAATTGCTGGCCTGTGACGGCAGCCCGGAAAAGACAAAGGCCGCTGATTCGCTACGCGGGTTCAGCGGCTGAGACCTCGATAAGTTCAACGCCGATAGGCGGTTAACTCAAAGCGAAATTTTACCCTAGGTAGGATTGTTTTGACATCAGCGCATGGCCGACGGCCGAAGATTACTCCGGCGCTGTCGCGGACTCTTACCGGCGCTCGTCGTCTGGATAAGTCTCGCGCCACAGCACTCGATCAAGGCAGTACCAGGAATCGGCCTCGGGAATGTCGATGGTAATGTACTCGCGCCGTAGCTGCGCAGCCGTATGCAGCGCACGAATCCTTGCAAGCCACGGAGCAACCCAACCGCCTGGCTTGCGCTGTACGTTGCCCGTGTTCGCTTGTTCGTCCATGTCTGCGCTCCTTCGTTGCCCCGCATGTTTACACTTTGTAGCAATTTTCTCATCAAACCCCCTTGACAAGTAAACATTTCCGTGTATCATACCTACTCATGGACAGCACAGGGCTGCCACCCGATCCCCGGGGTTCAGGGGCAAAACATCGAAGGAGCAAGACAATGACCACCTACACCATCGCGCTTATTGACGGCATCCTATACGGAGTCGTGCCAGATGGCGGCGATATCACTGCCGAGGTGATGCGCGTGCTGGACTCGGCAGACATTGATCCATATGCGTTTGACCTCAGCGGCCTTGAGAGCATCAAAGGATGCACCCTAACCGATGAGGCGAAAGAAGGCGATGAAGTGATCTA